AGCGCATTGACGTCGCGAACGATCTTGTCAGCAGTCTTGCTTGCAAAGGTCTTGGATGAACCAGTACCATCCGCCGCCAGCGTCACTTCCGGGACGTTGGTATTGGGCAGCAGGCCAGGCAGACCGTTGTCAGCGTCACCGCTGAATGCGAGCTGGTTGATCTTTTCCTGATGGGCACGGGTTGCAGCCAGGGCCTTCTTGCCGTTCAGGTTGATGCCAGCGTACATGGCCGAGCGCACTTCCTGCACGTTGTAGCCGTAGGCGTTACCAATCGAACGAATCGGATTGGTGAATTCCTTGCCGGTCACGTCGGCACGGGGCAGGTCGTTGGCGTAGTTCGCAATCACCTTCGCCATGCCGACGGTGTCGTATTGGCGATAAGTGTGAGTCGTTGCGCCTTCCGGGATAGCGGTAGACACCGGCATCAGCGTCAGGGCAGACAGAGCGACACGCTTGATGTCGTAGGTCTGGGACTTGACGAATTCCAGCTGGCGTGCGAAAAACACGCTTTCGTTCGCATCGAAGCGGCCGGTGTTCTGGATGACGCGGAGGTCAGCTTCGTCGTACTTCATCTGATCTTTGTTCATGTTACTTGATCTCCACGAGAGCCAGGCCAGCTGCGCTGGTGGCGGTGATGAACTTCACGCTGATTTGTGTGAAGGCCTCGATGCCCGCTGCGACAACTTCGTCAGTCAGCTTGCCAGTTGCGACGGTGAGGTTGGCAGTTGCGCCAGCAACGACCGCATCCGTCGTCTCGACCCACATACGGCCTTGAGTCAGGACCGACACGGTTTCAGTGGCCGCGTACTGCACAGCACCAGCGGATGTCTGCTCGCGTGCATGGTCATGCAGTGCGAAACCGACCACACCAGCGCCAGCAGTGGCTTTCAGGACTTCTTTGTCACGGATGGTGCCCAGCTTGACGGGGAAACCGACCGGAATGATTTCTTCGGCCGCATAGCTGCGGACGTTCTTGGGACCGATACCGTCAAGCATACCCTTGAAGGCTGCGGCACCATATTGGCTGATCGTGGTTTGCATTATTTCTGCTCCTTGTTGTTACCGAGTTGAGACATGAAGCCCTTGTAACTGCCGGTCTCGGACTTGTCGTCCTTGCCGTCATCACGCTTTGCGCCAGCAGCGCGTTGAGCGGCCATTGCGGCGTCATTTTTCATGGATACCGTCAGGTCGAACGCTGCATTGACGTAGTCGTCGGACTTGCCAGTCAGGTCAGCGTCAGTACGCATGGACTTGATCACCAGCTCCTTGACTTCACGGTCAGTCTTGCCAGCGCCATCGACCTTGAACGCTTCAGCGACCTTGTCCAGCTCGGCACGCGCTTTGACTTCAGCACGAGCAGCAGCAAGAGCGTCGGAGCGCACCTTGTCGGTGGATTCCACTTGGGATTTCAGGGTATCGCGTTCTGCGGCGACGGTGTCAATTTGCTTCTTCAGCGCATCGACGCTCGCGGTCAGTTCGGCCTTGTCATTGCGAAGTTTTTCAACTTCCACAACGACTTCGGGAGCCGCCTGATATTCCAGGCCGCTATCCAGCCGAATACGGCTCAGATTCTCAGGCATAGCATTTTCCTCTTCAGGGTTGAATAAAACGGCATCATGCCGATCAAGATTGAGGCGTGCATTACCAGCACGGCCCCGCGGAACGATTGCAAGATGATTGACCCGGATGTTTCGCTGGATCGCATCATATTCCTGGCCGTTCCACGCACCAGGAGTCTCTTCAAGATCGACCTTGTATCCTAGCGACAGCTCGCGCTTGCCGCCTTCCATTACTTTGTCGATCATATCCTGATCGAAGATGGTAATTGGGGCAACCACATTGTTACCGTCTTGCTTGCCCGCTTCCTGCATAACACCAACGGACAACCGCTTCGCGTTCTTTGCAGTAACAGGCTCGCCAGGATGCTCATCAGTGATGGGCTTGCCGGAGTATGTGGCCAACGAGTCCGCCTTAAAGACTTCCTCAGGCGGACGCAGCTCACGGCGAATGGTGCCGTCAGCATTCTTGTAGAGTTGAATTCCAACACGCCCGACGATCGGGGTATCCACGAGATACCCCTCGTCAGTGCGAGTAGCTTTGATTGCTGTACGGTCATATCGGATCGCTTCCATGGTCAGGAGTATAAGCGGGGTTGATTCATATTGCAAAGCCCTTGATTCATCAAGCTTCGTCCCATACAGCCTCCGCACGACACCGGCAGCGCACAGGCTGGCCGGGATGCTCACCGCCCGCACCAGCTTTCCAGGAATAGGTTTTCCCATTGCGGTCAGCGTGCTCGGGCCGCACGCGGCTGTCTTGCACGCTGCGCCATACATACTGCTCCACGCCCACACTCTGCAGGCGGTAGCGTGTAAGGTCAGCATTCAACTTCAAAGTCTGGTCTTGGGCAATCAGCTTCGCACGGTAGTCAGTGACACCATAACGAGCCTTGATCTGTTCCGTCAAGTCTTTGACAGACGCCCCATTCATTACGCCGCGTCGAACAATACCTTCGAGCTCAGGGTGCAAACGTGTAGGCAATGATTTGATGAGGGATGTGTTCTCGCTGATCCAACCTTCTGCCAACGGCTTGAGGAACGGTTCGCTGCGGAACACATTCACACCGAGCAGCGACGAGGACGGGGCACCGGGCATCACAGGGGGCAGCGCCAATCCGGTGTTGGCCTTCACCACGAGCTTGAATTGCCCCTCGTTGAATTTGCTGACAGCACTGAACATTCCGGGCAGCTTAGTAACCACACTACCCATCGCTGTCAGCGCCATGCGTGCAAGCTCCGCCATCAGGGAATCAAGCGTATCGACCCAACTATCTGTCCGGGCGTCAATGTCATACTCAGCTTTGAGTCCGGGCAGGCGTGGCAGCAAGACGCGATTCACGTCCGCCTGCAACTGCTTCGAGTAGCGCAGCAAGGAGCGCGTGTATTCGCGCTCCTGACTGTCAGGATTGTTGAAGGTCGTTTTCTTGGCCATTGCCAGCGCCCTGTGGAGGTGTGGTCATTTCGGGAACTTCAGGCTCTTCAACTTCCGTCTCAGGCATAGTACCGACGTCGTCAATGTCATAACCCTCGTCTGGAAGCATCTTGCGAACCTCGCTCGCATCCAGCGCCCCGATGTTGTTCAGGATCTCGAACGTCTGTGCCCGCTTGTAATCGGTCTCAGCAATGTCCTTGGCGGACGGGACATAGAGCGGGTTGAACTTGATTAAGTAGTCTTCCACGTATCGCCCCATCACGTGGAGCTGCACTTGAACCAGCCTGTCCAGCGCGGGCAGAAGGATGGTGTTCTGCAGCTGGCCGACTTTCGCATACCAGTTCTCGAGATCGCTCTGCCCTGTGCTGCTGAGGCCACCTTGCTGGCGTCCAAATAGCAGCGCCTCAGGCATACCCGTGACAGCCGACAGCGCAAGGCCCAAGCGGTCCAGGATGTCAGCGACACCAGACAGAGGAGTTGATTTCAGATCGTACGATTCACCAGCGTCAATGACGATGGTATTGTTGATCGAACGTGTCATATCAACCAGATCCACACGCTTGCGAACCAGTGCCTCACCGCCAGGGGAGCGGAGCAGATTGGTCAGCTCGGGAATGCCATGCACTGCCTGCTGAGCACGTTCCAGCAGCGCGTTGGCCCAGACGTGTGACATTCCGAAGTGTGTCAACTGATCATAGCACTGCTGGAGCTTGCTGGCGCCCCATCCGTCATTCCGTTCGCGGATGCGATCGGGCACTGGTGTCCCGTCGAACACAATGCAGCGTGACTCATGCACGATGTAGGGTGAGCCCTCGATAGGTGACACCATGAAGAGTTGAGTCTTACCGAAGCGCATGTCGTTCGGGTCAAGGTACTTCTGGTGATGCGTCACTTGCCAGCGGTCATAGACTCGCAACTGCTCCAGTGACTTTGCCTTCTCAACGACAAGGGGTTCTTCCAGCGTGCCACCGTCGTTAATCAGCATGACCACAATGGAGCCGCCATACAGAGCACTCCAGCGCAGCGCGTCACAGAGCTTTTCAAGGGCATGAATGCCTTCCAGCTCTGCACGGATTTCACTGTCCTCGTCAACGCCGTCAATGTCGTAACCCGCGCGAACCATTTCCTCAGCGGGCAGGTCAATAATCCGGCGGGCAAAACCGTCACCCTCATAAAGACCCTCGAGTTCGGTGTATTGCAGCAGACGGGGCGTAACCGCTC